GTAGTATCTAAGTTTCAATGTATTGTATTACTAGGTTCTTCTAGTTCTTCTATTGTTTCTTGTTCAAAACCTGGTAACTCCATGTGGTTATGTACCATGTTTAGTATTAGTTGTAGTGCTTCTGCTTCTGTATGTGAAAACTTAAATGCCAAGTCAACAGCAAACCTAGTTAATGTTATAACCGCTGATCTTGAATCAAGTTCTTTTAGTGACCACTCATCTAAGCAACTTTGCACATCTTCTAGAACTCTATCGCACGTTTGCTTATCTAAATATTCTATGAATTTTTCTTTGTCTATCATCTTCAATGTCCACGTTAAGTAATGTTAGTTTTGCTTCCTTAACTTTAGTATCTAATCCAGATGGTAAGCTGTCAAAGTTTTCTTCTAATGAATCTAACAATGATGTCATTGATTCTACTAAGGCGTTAGCCTCTCTTTTATCTATAGCCATTTATATTTCTCCAAAATACATTAGGGTATATAATACCCGTAGGTGCGAGGAGTAGCCTTGGTATTAAGATTACTCCTCGATTTATTTATCTACAAAAATTCTCTCTCCTTATAGATAAATTATTTGTCCCAATCAAAACCATCGTCACTTGACTCTGCTTTCTTAGTAGGACTTTGCGAAGGGGCTGACTTAGGAGCTGTTGCACCTGCTGATAAGAATCTATTGATTCTATTTTTGTCATCCCATTTCGATCCGTCTCCCTTATCTCCACCTGGTTCAACTTTGACCGAGGCTTTGAAAGGAATGTTCAACATACCTTCTAACTGTTCTAAACCAAAAGCTGATACATCGGGATCCATTCCCATTGCTTTTCTCCAGTCTCTTAGTCTGCCAACAGATACGTTCAACCCAGCTCCTTCAAGCATAAAGGTTTCCCATATTTTACGACCGCTATGAGTCGGGCCTGTCACATCAAAAGTAATCTGAAGGTAGGCACTACCCTTAGCACTTGTTTTATTCTCCCAAGCAGTAGCTACAAATTCGTAGTCACCGACTGGCATTAGATCAAAAGATCCAGTTTCCTCGACACCCGTCAAGTTAATTTCAAAATCAGACATATTATTCTCCTCGTTTAGATTTTAAAGATTCTTTAAATGCAGTCATAAAAGCTGTCCAATCAAGATCCAAAGGAATATTTCCTAAGTCAACTCGACTCTTGGCATCAAATGCTGCGGTGTATTTATGAAACAACTTACGCTTGCCATATGACACAGCCCTTGTTGTTTCCTTAAAGCCCTGTCCACTAGTACGAGTTGATACCTCGTAGTTTGCAAACAGGTTGAAGTCTACCCACTCACGTATCATTGCTGATACTTTCTTATGTGTAGCCATCTCCCAACGATCGTAGGGCTCACGCTCTGGATCGTTAAAAGTTCTAATACCTACATGAGAGAGTAAGATGATATGCATCTTCTTCTCTTTCTGTAAGCTGTCAAACATTCTTAATAGTCTGCCAAATAATTCAGCAGATTCTGTATAACCTTTACCGTAACCCATAGACTCAATAGACTTTTGTGAATGGTTCATACAAACTTTTTGTTGTACTAACTTCTCAGCCCAGTCAGTTGTGTCAAAGACTACTGTCTTATAGTTATGGTCTTCTTCATATAAAGTCTTTATCTGTAAAAGTATATCGTCATACGTTTCACATAAAGGAAAGGATGATGTATCTATAAAGTTAGTACCAGACTCTGTCTTAATAAAGATAGGGTTAGGTGCTTGACTTGCAAAGGTAGTCTTACCTATGCCATCAGTACCCGATAGATTTATTTTAATTGAAGGGATTTGTATCCCTGTGGTTACATCATTCAATAGGCTCATAGTTCTGCACTCCTCGTGAGATCATCTCGTCTGCAATGGTTTCTACATCATCGACAATCATTAATATTTTATTAACCCAAGCTTTGTGTAAACCTGGTTCAACATCTGTTTTGATACGATCGCGTATCTCTTGTACTACATCATTGTGTGTAATCATATTGCCTCCTTCTTAACTTCTTTCATTGCATCTTTAATAAGATCTTTTGCTTCTTTAGTATTAGGTGCACAATCTAACGCTAACTGCGTGAAAAATTGTATGCCGACAAAGACTGCATGTGGAACATCAAGACCACCTTCAGCAGCATTTTCACACGCGTCCGCTAGATCATAAAAAAATTGATCGTGTGCTTGTTCTTTTTTTTCTTTACTCATTACTCAGCTCCTTTTAATGGATCAACGAACTGGACGTATGGTCGTTCATTAATCTTGGTTTGTAGTCCCTCTTGGAACTTATCAAAAATATCATGGTGATTTGCTTCTATCATTTTAGATAGAGCAGTGTCTTCCTTATACACAGTAGTGAATGGGAATAACTCATCGGGTATATCATGTTTGACTTGTGCTAAGAAGTTCTGATCCCAAGATCTGGTAACTTTATATTGCACTCGTAAATCTTTTGGTATGATACCTTTAAGATGTACGCGAGTAGATCCGCCAGTGTTAGATAGCCTATTGACTTGGTCATGCACGTCAGGATGTTTGGTGATTGCAAAGTCAAGCTGTGAACTTTGTTCTTTAAGTTCTGCTTGAGCAGCAAGGTTCTTCTTCTTTTCTACCAAAAGTTGCGGTAGAGTTTCTTTAGAATAATCTTTCATATTAGGTTTCCATTTTTTAAATACAAGATAGATACTACTCTCATAAAAAACAAAGTCAACACATTTGTAATAAAAAACTTTACTTATTGTAAAGAGCAATGATATGATTGTTTTCTTGGTACAGGTTAATATAAAACTTTTCATTAAACCCCCGAAAATAATTATCTTGTACCATTCTATATAAGGAGAACTATGGAACTTAAAGACTACATAATAAAAAGAGGTGAAGATAAACTAGCTAAAGAGTTAGGTGTCTCTATTGATACTATAAGATCATGGAGATATGGAACCAGGCAACCCTCTGTTAATCAAGCCAAGAAACTGATTAAGATTACAGGCCATGCTTTGGGTTGGGAAAATATTTATGGATCAGTAGACGAATGCCAATAGAAATTAAAGCAAACACAATCGGACAAGACATAGCTAATGATGAGCGTAAAGATATGCTCATGTCATACCATGAAAACTTTTTTCATTTAATACCATGCGGATCTATTACAGATGTAATACCTGAATACTTTAAAAGCAGACATCCCTTTGAGGATGAGATGGTTTTACAAAAGCGTTGGTCTAAGACACCAAGAGTTAAGTGGGCAGACTATATAAATAAACAACCAACTCTTAATGAAGTAAAGCAATGGTATCTACAATTTCCAGAATGTAACTGGGCAGCTATCACAGGTGTAACCTTTGTAGTATTAGATGCAGACACCCAAGAGGCATGTGATTTCTGTGAGTCAGGTCAGATAACAAGAACAATTCTTAAACAGAAAACACCTAGAGGTGGCTATCATTACTTCTATGCAATCAATGATGATTTAAAAATAAGAAACACCACAGGTAAATTAGATATAAGAGGAGAGGGTGGCTATGTCATGGTCAGTCCTTCTGCTAATTATAAGTTCGAGGTAGTTGAAGGAGCTGTTGTAGATTCATTAGATGATTTACCTACTCTTAATAGTCAAGACATGAATATTATCTATGACTATAACAGTACAGGTAAGATCAACACAGAAAGTAAAACACCCTTAACATCCGATGGTGTACAGACAGGAATGCGAAACGATACTCTTGCTAGGCTGGTAGGTAAATGGATACTAGAAGGCTGGGGTATGAGAGAAGTTGTTATCAAAGCATTGGATTGGAATCAAACAAACAATCCACCTATGAGTGTGCAAGAAGTATTAAATACTACACAAAGTATTTGTACTGGACATCTTAAAAGAAACCCTGAAGACGAGACAGGTATACAGAAATGGAATACAAGTCAGTGGCAGATATCTTTATCAGATGATCTTAAAGAAATCATGGATCAAGAAGATCCTATTGAAAAGGCTAAGAGTGAGAAGACAGTGGATAGCGATCCTCTTGGGCTCAAGTCATTCAACGATCCCTTTTGGGACACAATGGATTCAGATAGAATCGAACAGTATTGGGGAGATGCATTTGTCTTTGAACAATCCAGAGTCTTACTGCTAGGTAAACCAAAGATAGGTAAGTCGCATTGGCTAGGAGCATTCGCTGCTGCAGCTACTACGGGCACAGACTTTATGGGTATGTCTTTCTCAAGACCTCTCAAAGTAATGTGGCTACAGGCAGAGATTATCCATGAGTTCTTAAAGAAAAGAATCGAGATGTACTATCAACCCTTTCATCATGACCCCGAACTATACAACCTAGGTAAGTCAAACCTTATAGCATCAGGTAGATTAAGAAAGAACATTATGAGAGACAGCGACATAGACGCTATCGCACAGAGTATAGAGTTTCATAAACCAGACTTGGTGATGATAGATCCTATTATTAATTTCTTTAGTGGAGAAGAGAACTCTAACTCAGAGATACATGAGATGCTATCGAGGATAGATAAACTCATTGAACTATATAAAGTAGCAGTGATCATTGCTCACCATACAGGTAAAGAAAGAGCAGATGATTTATCTTTCATGTCAGCAAGGGGTGGTAGTGCTTTCGCGGGGTGGATGGATTCGGGTGTGAAGCTGTCGGGTAAGAAGCCTAACGTAACATTATTCTATGAAGCTCGTAATGCAAAAGAACCTGATCAGCATTTAGCTTACTTTGATTTTGAGAAAGGATACTTCAAGGTAGTAGATGCACAAGACAGTCCCGACGAGGTAGAGATTGCAAGGGTAGTAGCATCAGGTATGAGCAGACAAAGATTCTATACAAGACAAGAAATGGAACTGGTAGCAAGAGAATCTCTCAAAGAGAATGAGATGGCATCAGGAGAGAGGGCCGCGAGATATGCAGTGAGTTATGTACAGAAGTATCTTGGTGACAAAGTAAAAAATCATAACGTACCTGGTAAGAATACATGGTACTACTTAGCAGACAATGAAATGAAACGACCATGGGAAGAAGAATGAACAACCCATATAAGATAGAAGGCCCAGCACTAATTAGCTTTAGCGGTGGTAGAACATCAGGCTTTATGTTGCACAATATAATACAGGCACATGGCGGTAAGTTGCCCGATGATATTCATGTAGTCTTTGCTAATACAGGTAAGGAAGCACCAGAAACATTGGACTTTGTTAATGATATTGCAGAGAAGTGGGGCATAAAGATACATTGGTTAGAGCTTTACTTTGGTAATGAGCGACCTATCTATAGAACTAAAGAGGTTACATACGAAACAGCATCAAGAAATGGTGAGCCCTTTGAAGCATTGCTTGATCATAGAAAGTATCTACCCAATCCAGTAACAAGATTTTGTACCTCTGAATTAAAGATTAAAGTTATGTACAGGTTTATGCGAA